ATTATAATCCTGGCGTAGTAACAGACACGGTTAGAGTCAGCGGAATAAACACACCAATTTTAACAGGATTAAGTTACACAGACTATAATAACGACGCCGGATTGTTTATCAATGTTGGCAGCAACGACATTACTGTTAAACATAATGATAGCAACAGCAGTGCGAGTAACAGATTTATAGTTTCTTGGGCTGGAGATTATAATGTGTCTGCTAGTGGTGGATCATTTTTAGCAGTACGCGACAAAACGGATAATGTGTGGAGAATTGTTTGATGGCAGATAAAATTAAAAGAATATATCTGGGCGACAAGATGTTGCCTAGAATATACAGGAATGGATCTGTAGGATCAATATATGCGAACGAAGTTGATCCTAGAAAAATAGAGGGGCTTGTAGGTTGGTGGGACGCTGACGATGCGTCAACTTTAACTATAGAAGCAGGATTAGTAACGCAATGGAATGACAAATCTAGCTTTAATAACAATCTCCCAGCAGTTTCTGGCAATGAACCAAATTATGAAATAGACTCATATACTGAAAGAGGTGCTATTAATTGGGGAAATCAACAAGGTAATAATAAAGGATTTTTGTTAAATCCAATATCTTCGTCTATATCAGTAAAAGACATTTATGTTGTTTGTGATTGGGACGCTGGCGTTACGTCTACGGAATATGCCGCTATAGTCGTGTTAAAAAATAGAATATTAGGTTTAAGTAATACTGGAACTGCATTTTATAATGTTGGTTTTAATGGACAAATTTTTTTAAACGGAACTCTTCGTCCATATCCATTGCCAGACATACAAACCCAAAGTGTTGTGAGAGCCATTATTGCTATAGATGAAATACCATCTAATATTGCTGTTGGTAAATGGGGTGGTTTTACGGGAAGGGGCTGGCCTGGGAAAATTAATGAAATTATTCTTTTTGATAGGGAGCTATCAGAAATAGAAGATTCTATGATAAGAAATTATCTTAGAACTAAATGGCAAATAGGATTTCCTCCAAATTATGAAGATAATGACGTTAATACATATATAGAAGCAGTAGAAGCAGCAGATGGCGTTTCTTTAGAACCCGAAATTCGCGATGCTTATAATGATTTTATTGTGGGCTGTAAAAGTGATGGTATATGGGATAGTATAAAAGCTAGTTGTTTACTATGTGGAGCAAAAACACTAAATGGGGCGTTAGTTCCACTAGCAGGAACAGCACCAACAAATAATAACTTCGTTACTGCTGATTATGATCGTAAAACTGGATTAAAAGGAAATGGTAGTAACAAGTCTTTAAATACAAATCGTCCAGCAAATGCAGATGATCAGAATTACAGACACGTTTCCATATGGATCAGCGAAGCCGCAACCGGAAGTAATGATGTATATTTGGGAACGGTAGCAACTAATCCCACCAACATTCAGCGCCTCAGTCCAACAGTAACAAGTTTTGCTGTGTCTGGTGGCACTTATAGAATTCGCACAACCGATGTTCCTGGGTTTGTAGCGGCAAAACGCGAAAACGCAAACAAGATAATCACATGGATGAGCGGTAGCGGACAAGAGGAAGATAGCATCAGCGGTACATCAACATCCCAAAACTTGTATATTTTAGATCGTTCAGTTGGTAGTTTAGCATCAGATGGTCGTGTTGCTTTTTACAGCATAGGCGAAGCCCTTGATCTTGAAAAACTGGACAATCGTGTTTCACGTTTCATGGCAGAAAATAAATTCTTCCTAAATACCGGACTATCTGGTAAAGATTATGACATAGACACATTAAATTATATTAACGCTGGCTACGAAAATGGGGGCAGCATAGGATGAGCAAAAAAAGACAAATGATTGAGGCTATAAACGCTTTTGTTGTTGGTTGTAAATCTGACAACATTTGGGATAGCATCAAAGCTTGCTGCATATTAAGTGGGTGGAATAATTTAGATGGATGTTTAACTCCTATTAAGGGTGATGCTCCTACTAATTATAACTTTGTGGCTAATGACTATAATCTTTTAACTGGTTTACAAGGTGATGGGTCAACGAAATATCTAAATAGCAACAGGGCGAACAACGCCGATCCGCAGGATAGTTCGCACATCGCCGTTTATGCGTCCTCGCTGGATACCAACGGCACAGTTGTGGGCGTTCACATGGGGGCTGGCGGCAGCGGCGCTACTGGCAGCACTATGTTGGTAGAGCAGGGAGCGCTTGTGTTGCGTGTGCGCAGCCGCTCGTCAACATTGACTTCCTCTAGCCAAAACGAAGCCGTTGGGTTCATGGCTGTCGCCCGTCCTGACGCCTCCAACATTAGCGTTCGCTCAGACGGCGGGACGAGTTCGCATACGGTGGCATCCGAGACACCAGCCAATGCCAACTATTATGTTTTCGGCACAAACAACAGCGGGCTAGCAAACGCCACCGATGCCCGCCTTGCCTTCTACTCCATAGGCGAAGCCCTAGACCTTGAACTACTAGATAACAGAGTATCAACCCTAATCAAAGATTTAGCCAAACCATATGTCACAAATGTGGAAGCAAAAAACTGGATAGATCGTGTTTATGATAATGGTGGCACTGTTAGTCAAGCTACCGCTAATGCTGTTAGCTCATTTTGTGATTCTATAGAATCGGCGGGTATTAGAGATCGTTTTTATCGCCTCAATTTATTTGCTGGCGACAATTTAAATGCTGCTCTTGTGCCACTGTATACTGGCCCGACATACGGCGGCACGGTGTACGGAAACGCTGTTGATACAAACTTTAATTTTGTATCTGCTGATTATGTTGAGTCATACGGACTGACCGGCTCATCCACGACCGCAAAATATTTAGACACCGGCGTACCGGCTAATTTCAATAACACGCGGCACATGTCGGTGCATTTAGCAAACGTAATCGGTACCTATCGTAAACTTATCGGCCTTGATCAACCGGAGGTGTTCTCGATTACGCAGGCGACAACAGGGACTGTATACGCTGTAGTCTACGGCCATCGGTACGGGCAAGAAGGCAATCTCGGGTCGATTAACGTAGCCCCGAATCAAGCAAACGCGCTCGTACAATGGCAGCCTGGAGAAATTGCGACCTTATCGTATACCGGTGTTGGCGGTTTTATTACGCTGTATAAAAATGAAAACGCGCTCGACACTCCATCTCTGCAAAATTATCCAATCCCGCTTACTAGCGATGTTTCAATTCCTGTTTTTACTGATCGCCGCACGGATACCGGTGAAGTTCGCACATCAACGTCCCCCGCCACCCTCACTGGATACAGCATTGGCGACGGCATGAGCGCCGAGCAGGTCGCCGCATATTCTGAAATTTGTCGTTCCTCCCATCAATCCCTAGGAAGAGCATAAAATTACAAAACATTACAAGTAGAAAGGCTAATTTTTAAAAAGGAGATAATTATGTCAGACGAAATTGTATTACCAGAAAACCCAACTAATGTAGCAGAACTATTGCCATACTTACCACTACCCTACGAATATGCAAAACAGTGGGGGTTGGTATTTTCACAAGAATTGGCCGATAGATTAGAAGTGGTTCAACAAGAAAATCCCTCTAATCATGTGGCTAAACCCGTGACCCTAACTGATGGTACATTTTTCTTATGTGCTGATTTATTAACAGAGGTTCCTAACGGTTTATATGGGCCTGGATTTCAAGCGTTAGACTCTGGGCGTTTTAATGAAATTAGTGTGGTTCCATTAAGTGAAGCATTAGCATTAATTCCTGTAGTAGAGGAAGAAGTATAATGGCGATTAATTTAAGAGCAGTTAAAACTCTAGGTAGTAATTTTGACCCTCGTAAAATTCCTGGGCTTGTAGGGTGGTATGATTCTGCTGATTTAACATCAATGGCAGAAAATGATGATGGTACTGGATCAGTAAGTATTGGTTCTACAGTTGGTTATTGGAAAGATAAAAGCGGTAGTAATAATCATGTTACTCAATCCACAGCAGATAATCGTCCCACAGTAACAGCATCTGCTGTAAACGACAAAACTGCGCTAGTCTTTGACGGCTCTAATGATACCTTAGAAAGATCAAATTATACAGACCAAAGTGGCCTAACTGGATTAACAAGAATTGCTCTTTACAGCACATCCCAAAATGCTCAATTTTCTAGAGATTTAAGTGGTGCTGATACTCCATTTTTAGTTTCTTCTAATACCTTAGTATCTCGCGTAGCAGGTTCTAATGGCATTGCTGTAAGTATTCCTACCACTAACTCATTAACTCTAGGTATTTATTCTAGCGTTTTTGATGGTAGTGATCAAACTATGAAGATTAATTTTTTAGGAGCAACATTACCAACAACAACATCACCATTTGTGCCATCTCCACCCTCAAGCACAACTGGTGCTGGCCCTGGAACATTAGCTATTGGTAGTAATAATGGCGCCAATCAATTTGTTGATGGTCCAATAGCTGAATATCTAGTATATAATCGCACACTGAATGACTATGAACTAAGATATGTAGAAGAATATCTTGCTAAAAAATGGGGGTTCACACTAGCTCCTAAAGTTTCAAATGCTGAAGCACAAGACTATATTAACAGAATATATGCTGCTGGATCATCAATAGATACTACTGCGGCAAATGCAATCAATGATTTTGTTACCGGTTGTCAAAACGATGGTATTTGGGACAGCATTAAAGCTTGTTGTATTTTATGTGGCGCAAATAGTCTTGCTGGCGCTTTGGTCCCGTTAGTAGGAGCAACACCCACAAATAATAATTTTGTATCATCAGACTATGATAGGTTAACAGGCTTGAAGGGTGATGGTAATACTAAGTCTTTGGATAGCAATAGGGCAAACAACGCCGACCCGCAAGATGACAATCACAATGCTATTTATCACTCCGCGAACGCCGGCGTCGGCGGGTTCCAGTTGACCGCTGGCAACGCCGCAACTGGGTCTAACGCTATCCTCCGCTCCACCGGCACGCTTCAGGTTCGCAATCGAACTGCTGCTGGCACAAACTCCGCCTTTGGTACAACCCTTGGGTTCAAGGGAATCTCTCGCTCTGCGTCAGCCGATTACACATACCGGGTTGGCTCTACTGACTATACGGCGTCATCTGTATCGCAGACTCCATTCAACGGAAACGTCATTCTGTTTTCTGACGGCAACACCGGGTATGGAAGCGACCGTCTCGCCTTCTACAGCATCGGAGAATCCCTAGACCTTGCCCTACTAGACAATCGCGTATCAGCATTAATAACAGCAATCCAGAACAGCGTTTAGGTGTATAACATAGTATACCTAATGGAGATATTAATATGAGATACCTACTCCTTATACCCATGATCTTTTTTGTGGGTTGTTGCAATCCCACATTTTGCTCTATAAAAAACGAAGACATTAACAATATGTACGCTTCCTACGTAGAAGAATGGAAGCAAGATTGCTCAAAGGCTTTTGACAAAGCAGAAAAAGAAATATTTGTCAATAACCCAGAACCATTACCGGATGATGGCACTAATCCAGATCCCAAAAAGTGTATTTGTAAGGGAACGGGTATAATAGTTCAAGGTGACGGTCACAAAACAGCTTGTCCCTATCACGGTAACAATTAAAGGTAAATTATGAATGCAGCATATCTAATATATGGGTCTATAGGATTAGGAGTACTCATCCTACTTTCCAATTTTATAGATTTCCCATACTTGATTTCCAAATTATTTTTTTCTAAAGAACTCGAACCAACGCCAACAATCAAAACAAATAAGCAAAAAGAATTTTTAGAAATTGTAAGCTTATGGTATCAATTAAAGGAGAAATGTGATGCTTTTGATTTAGAAGTAGCATCAAGCAAGTTAGACGAAGTATTTCCACTATTAAACGGGGTATTAGAAGATGAAGTCGGCCTTTAATTTGAAAAATTTGTTGGCTATAGCTCTGATACTTTTTGGAACAATAGTTGCGCTGCAAAATCAAAGTAATACTATTATTGATGAAGAAGAAATAGCTATTCTAGAAATAAAAGAACCCTCAGAAGAAATACTTAAACTAGTAAAGCCTATATCTGATTTGGTAATAGATCCGACAGACAGGGCAAAACTAGCGATATTTAACCAAGAGTTTGCCACTAGAATAACAAAATATACTACTGACAATCAGCAAACGAATGATGTTTATGTTTTAGCTGCTAGCCATTTCTTCAACGATGAATTAAATGATAAGTATGCTGGCTTAGACAAAGCAATCATCAAATTGCTTCAATCATCTATAGGTGATGATAATCATATATTAACTGATGAAGAAAAAGTAGACATATCTTTAAAGTTTACTGGTTTAGCTTGGTCATTAATACAGAAATAATCATATGATAAATCTAAGAGAAATTAGGGACATAATATATCAAATATTTTCCGAATCTGGATACTCTGTCAATAATATTAACATTCAATTCCCACAACCATTGACAGTTACAGCAACACAAAAAGACGACGAAGTATCTTTAGATTTCAAAAATAAATCTCCCAAAATAACTTGGAGTAGATTTATTAGTTTATCTGCGTATGTTAATGGAGTATCCTTGGGTAAGGATGGCGGAACAATAAAAATAAAATATTTGCCCGACATAGATTTCAATTATGATAGTGTTAAAGAATTGAGATTTGGTCAAACTATAGATTTTTCAGATATAGAAGAAGAAATATTTAATCAATACTCAGATGATGCTAGACAAAAATTAGCACAGCGATGCTTGCAATATGGTGTCGAATGGGCTAAAATAGCTAGTCAAAGTTCTTGCTTTGCACAAGCCGATAAGTTTGAACAAGAAAAATTAAAATCACAATGCAAGAATTTCATAAAAGACAATATTGCAAACGAAGAACGTCATGGGTCAGCAATACTAACATTCATTTTATTGTATGTATTATTGCCCGTGGTACTAAAGTTTATAGTCGAAAGACTGTTCCGAAAATTATTCAATTAATTTGTTGCTCACAATACAATTAGTAAGGGGTATTAAATGTCGATAAAATCTTTGATGAACTATACATTTGTATCTAAGTATGCTAGATGGATCCCAGAAAAAAAGCGAAGAGAAACATGGCACGAAGCGGTTGATAGAGTAAAGCAAATGATGGTTGATGCTTATGTCAACCAAGAAAATCCAAAGCATATTGAAATCAACGATGCTATATCAACAGCATACGAGGATATGAAAAAGAAGAAGATTCTCGGTTCACAAAGAGCTTTACAATTTGGTGGTTCTCCAATATTTAAACACAATGCTCGCATATACAATTGTATTGCTTCCTATATAGATAGGGTAAGATTTTTTCAAGAATGTATGTATCTACTATTGTGCGGTTGTGGAACGGGATTTTCCGTACAACGTCACCATATAGATAAAATCCCACCACTGCTTAAAGAAAAAAATGGGTCAAAGAAATTTATAATAGAAGATTCTATAGAGGGTTGGTCAGATGCTGTTGGCGTTCTTGTTTCAAGCTATTTTGAAGATTGCAATCTATTTCCAGAATATAATGGAAAGAATGTAACTTTTGATTATTCTAAAATTCGTCCAGCCGGTGCTTATCTAAAGTCAAGCGGCGGTAAAGCCCCAGGACCAGAACCATTAAAGAAAGCTCTGAACAATATTAAAAAGGTGCTGGATGGAGCGGTTAAGTCTGGACGCAACAAAATTAAACCTATCGAAGCTTATGATATAGTTATGTATAGTGCTGACGCTGTTATTAGTGGTGGCGTTCGTCGCAGTGCTACAATATGTGTATTTTCAGTAGATGATGAAGAAATGGCTAAAGCAAAGACGGGCAGTTGGTTTATTGATAATCCACAACGAGGAAGATCAAATAACTCTGCTATGCTTATACGCGATGAAACAACCAAAGAACAATTTGCAAACTTAATGACTTCTGTAAAAGAATTTGGTGAGCCAGGGTTTGTATGGTCGGATTCTAAAGAATTGATAGTCAATCCATGCGTAGAAATCGGTATGTGGCCTGTAGACGAGGTTACTGGCGAAACCGGTTGGCAAGCCTGCAATCTTTCAACTATCAACTGTGCAAAAGTAAAAACAGAACAAGATTTTTATGATGCTTGTGCTTCTGCGGCAATTATAGGAACACTTCAAGCGGGTTTTACTAAATTTCCTTATCTTGGAGAAGTTTCTGAAAGAATTATTAGTAGAGAAGCATTATTGGGTGTATCTATGACAGGTATCATGGAACAACATGAGATTTGTTTAGATGAAAATATTCAGAAAAAGGGAGCCAAGATAGTTAAAGATATTAATGCTAAAATAGCCAAACTTATTGGTATAAATCAAGCGGCTAGAACAACGTGTGTTAAACCAGAAGGAACATCAAGTTGTATATTAGGAACTTCATCTGGCATTCACCCACATCACGCAAAGCGATATATAAGACGAGTACAAGCAAACAAAATGGAGCCTATATACCAATATTTTAAAGAACAAAATCCACGGGCTTGCGAAGAGAGCGTATGGTCTAATAATGATTCTGATGATGTTGTAGCTTTTTGCGTAGAAGTCCCAGATGGTTCTAAGATTAAAAATCAAGTAGACGCTATAGAACTTTTAAAATATGTTAAAAGCACTCAGCAAAATTGGGTTATAACAGGTACTAATAAAAATCTATGCACTCAACCCTGGCTAGTTCATAATGTGTCAAATACAATTAATGTCAAGCCAGAAGAATGGGATGCTGTAACAGACTTTATTTACAATAATCGTAAGTATTTCTGCGGTGTTTCGTTACTCCCAATCGCTGGGGATAAGGATTATGCACAGGCACCATTCACAACGGTTTACTTACCAAGCGA